GTATTAGGTTGATCCTGGGGAGGGATATCTATTTTTATAAAAGGTTGAGTACTATTCCCCCCATTAAGTCTATCTCCACCGTATCTTAGAGACTTTAAATCCGTTTGTAAGTTTACTATAGGCATTCATTAATTTCTTAAAATTGCTGAGAGCCGGGAGGGGTATTATTTCTATAATTACTGGAAGGAACAGCAGCGTCTAAATCCAAAACTGATGGGTTAGGTTGGCCTAGTAAAGATGGTATATCATTGACTGAATACGTGTCATGTAATTTAGATTGTTTAAAATTACTCTGATTATAATCAGGTCCGGATGTTCCATTTAAATTAGAAAATGGAGAACCATTTTGGTTAAATGATGTTAAAATATCGGGCATAGTTATGGTTTATTTATAAATATTAACCCATTTGAAAAGTATTATTAGCTACAGATTTTCCTACTAAATTACCATCCATAGTAATAACACTTCCCCTTTCTGTGGCAGTTATTAACATATCTAGTCTATCCATTAGTGCTTTATTATTACCTCCTAAATTTGTACCAGCCATAATACCATTTTTATTACCTACTATGGTATCAGCAGAATTTAAAGATACAGATCCCTTAGGACCACTTACTACTAATCCTCCAGAACCATCAATAATACCATCATCTGTAGCTAGCATGGATGATTTTTGTTCTTGTTGGGACTTTTTCATTTGAGAGGTTATCATGGCTATACCTGCAGTAACAGCTATAGCAGCAACCCCTAATGTTAAGGCTGAAGATAAAGCAATACCTGATATAGAAGTAGCTCCTAATGCTGTACCTAATTGAACCATTGAGGTTATTAAGCCTGCTATTTTAATACCACCAATTAATCCTAAAGTGGTATAAAGCATAGCACTATTACTCATCAGTGAAACAAAAGCCTCAACTAAAGGAGCTACTGATATCATTATTTTATCTATTGATTTTTGCATTTGTTCTTGCATAGCTAATCTTTCAGCTTCATCCTTGTTTATACCGGATAATTCCCCAGCTATTTTAGCACTACCTGTTTCTTCTAATTTTTTATAAAATATTATTTTTTGAATTTCATCTGCTGATAACCCTAATGATTTTTCAATAGCTTTTTGTTGGAAAAAATTACCTTCTTGAAATGAATTTAATATTTCTTGGTTAGAGGTAATTTCTTCAATTAATCCTTTCTGATCATTAACTAAAGCAAATCCTCTAGCTCTATCCAAGTTAATTTCTTTACCAGTTAGCATCTCAGCTTCCATTTCGGCTGCGAGTGATTGTTCAAAATTTAGTAATGATTCTTGAACTTTTTCTAAATCTTTTAACTCCAACCCAAATCTTCTAGCTTCAGCAGCGGCTTCAATTAATAATTGAGGATTGTCCGCAAAATTAGCCGATATTCTACCAGATACTTGGTTAATATCTTCTAATAACCTCTTAGGAGTAGCTGCATTTTTTCCCGATTGGTTTAAAGCATTGGAAACTTCAAATGCACTGTTACTGATTTCATCTAAATCCAAACCAAAGGCTTGTGCTTGCAGAGCTAATTTTGAAGTAGATTCAGCTGATATCCCTAAAAGTTTATTCAATTCGGCGGCCTCTTTTACAATTTCAGGGGAAAAAGCTTGTGCTGTGTTTATTCCTAACTGTTCACTAGTCATAGTTAGGGTTTCTATTCCATCCTTTTGATTAAGTATGGAGCCTTCCATAACCCCCATCAATTGGACATTTTGACCAGTTAATTGTCTAAATTCTCTTAATGATTTATTATAATCATTAAAACTTTTGCCTAGGGATATACTCACTCCCAATGTACTAGTTAAGGCATTACCAATACCGGTTATGGCTTTTCCTGCTATTTTAGCATTAGCTTGTAATCTAAGGAAACCAGGGTTTACACCATCTCTAAGTCCATCTTCTATATCTTTAGTTGCTTCAAGAAGGCTTTGATTAAAATCAATACCAAATTTATTTAAGATCTTAAAGGTCCCAGCTGTTTTCTTTAACATTAGCTCCGCCCCTTTTCTAATATTAAGTTCCTTTTCTGCCTGGGCCGCTAATTCTTTTTGAACTGTAAATTGATCTTTTAAAGCTAAAAGAGCTGCTTTTTCTTGTTCTGTTAAATTTTTTCTTGTGGAGACTTCAGCTTTAGTAATATCACCTATTCCCTTTTCTAGGGCTAATTGTTTAGATAGGTTTTCTAACCTATTAACTTCAAATTTGGCTAAATCAGATTGTTGTTGTAGTTGTTTAGTAGATAATCTAAAACCCTCCGTTTGATTTAAGAGGATTTTTTTGGCTATCCCTTCTAAACTTTGGTTAGCTTTAACTACATCATTTATGAGAGTTTTTCTCTTATTGAGTTCCCTATTCTGACCTTCTAGGTTACCTAATATATCGTCAGCCATTATATTTTATTATAAATATTATTTTTTCCTACTTTTAGCAACTGTAGATGAATAAGTAGGATTATTTTTTATAAAATCTGGAATATTTATTTTATTAGGGTTAGCCATGTCTATATTAGTAGTATCTTTTCTTTTTGACTTAGACATAGCCCTATTATGTTCCTCTTGTTCCTTTTTGTAAAATTGTTGTATATTATTAAATATAAATTTCCTTAACCATATTGGCATATTATACACCGTGTTAAAATCATATCCACCTTTTCCATGAAATACGATTTCATGGATTTGAGTAAATAAAAAAGATCTATAATTCTGCGTCTGGCCAAAAAAAATTCAATGTGAAGGGAATGTCTGTATCAAATACATTACCATCTGTATCTTCTACTTGGCCATATAGATCAATATCGGGTTGAATAGATTTAATATAATTTCTTAAAGATCTTGAATCCATAGCTAAAAGATATTTATCCACAAATTTTCTTACAGTGGGTCTATCACTTTCCCCATTTACAGATGTAATCATATATTTTAATCTAGTAGATAATTCTGGGGATTGATTTTTTGATAGTTTTCTTAATCCTCTAAGTTCACTTTCTATAGCTAAATCATCTCTGTGATTTAAAAATTTAAATGTAATAGGGGTTTTCGAATGGGGTAATGTATACGCAAACTCATTAATACCTTTTATAAATAATTTTTCATCTATTTTTTTATTTTCCAATTTACTTAAGTCTGCAGTAAATTCTTCTCCTTTAATAGTAAATTTATATTCCTTACCATATCCTAAAATACGAGCAGCCACTACTATGGCATTTTTATCTCCCACAATTAGATCTTTATAATCAATATCACTTACAATAAGAGATTGAAGGAGTTTATCTATTACAATACCTTTTTCAATATAATTTTGATTAGATAAAATATCTTCTTCTTTAGCAGTCATATATTTCATCTCTATTTGTCCAGATGAAAGGGGATTATCTTCAGGATAAACTAAACCTTTAGAAGGTAATTCTACTATTTCAGTTGGGAAGTCAAACTTTTTTTCAGACATAGATTACAATTTAAAAAAATAACTTTTTATTCAGTGATAAATATATAAAGAGATAAGAAAATACAAGATTTTATGAAGAAATTTTAATTACTCCTCCTGAATTATATAATCTACCTACAACTCCCGGATCCGATGTAGGGAGATTAGTAAAGTTTATTTGTGAGCTATGAACTGATAAACTACCTGACATTGATAAATCACCAGCATCACCCACTCTAAATTTATTTGCTGGACCAGAAGTGGTAAAAGTGTCACCAGCACCTCCTATTACTAGCCCGTCCGCAGATTTTATATTAACAGGGTCCATTAATATTGCACTTGCTGTTATTGCTCCAACATTAAGATCACCTTCAGTAGATACATTAATAGATCCACTAATTATGGTAGTTCCTTGTATAGTAACATTACCTTCAGCGGTTATATTACCAGTTGCCTCAACATTAGTAAATTTTACAGGTTTATCCTGTATGGCTGGTTTTATTATGTTTATTTTCCCCATAGAAAAAAATGTCCGGTAATAAATACCGGACATTCAAAAATATAAATAAATAATAAATTAGAAATTCAATACACAATAATCAGGTTGTACTTCCATGCTTATTTCTTGTGCCGCACCATCTTCATCATAGCTATAATCCCCAAAAGTAGCACTAGTTATTAATGCTCCTTTAATAATCCATTCGGAAACAATATCTCCTACAGGACCTAAAACATTAAAAGTAAGGTTTTTCTTATAGAAATCAGAATAACCATCTCTACCTGTTACTGATTCATGATGTAAACGAACCCATTCCATTACTGCTTGAGCACCAGATGGTGTTATAGGATCAAATAAAGTAAATGTAATGGGATTCCAAACAGTTTTTCCTTTTACGTATCGCTGCACATTAATGTGGTTAAGGGCAACACTACCTTGTGTTAAACTAATTGCACTTACTCCTTTTATTTGATAAGCCGGAAACCCATCTATAAACATTATGAACCTATTTTTCTGTTTAGGTTCAAATGCGGTAAAAAATATTTCGTTTGGATCTAATACTGGCATGTTTCTATTTTATTATAAATATTCTAAATTTAAACTTTTAAGATGGGAATGTTGCACCCGTTGGTAATATATTGAAGTCAAGTAATATGAATTCTGCTGTTCTAGTTGGTTGTATGAAAATTTGGCCAACTAATTGGTTCCTATCGATAACATCGGGGGTGTTATTGGTATCATCCATTACTACTTTAAATGCAAATAATCCCTGTCTTTGTTGCACACTTTCCAAAAATGGATTAACTTGAGCTATAAAGTTATTTCTTGTAGCAGATGTATTTTGTTCAAATACTAAGTTATCAGCAACTTGTGAAATAAATGATTTTAAGCTTATCAATAATCTTCTTACATTAATCCTATCTAGTGCTGTTGATTGTTGTTGTAGAGTTTTTTGTCCAAATACTACTACTCCTCTACCGGGGAATGTGGCTATTGGGTTTACTTTACCTACATATAAAGTATCTCTTTGAGATTGAGATAATTTTCTTTCAGCTCTTAATACTGTGTTTAATGCTCCTCTATTTAATCCAGCTGGTGCAAA